CGAGCAGTTGCCCCGCAGACCCGAGCAGTTGCCCCGCAGACCCGAGCAGTTGCCCTCCAGGCGCGAGCAGTTGCCCTCCAGGCTCGAGCAATCGCCCCGCAGGCCCGAGCAATCGCCCCACAGGCGGGGATTCGGCCCGGAAATACGTCTCCCGTTAATGGCGTGGTGCAGTTCGCCCACGACTCGCATTAAGCACTTTTGCATGTCATCCTCCTGTTTTCACGGGATCAAACGGCCGTTAGAGCTTGATCGCAGCCAAAATGGCCCGGGCCCGAAGCATTACCGACCGCGCGGTGCTGTGGTACGGGAGTTCCAGAAGCTGCGCCAGCACTTCGGCCATTTCCGGCGCGGCCACGATCAGCCGAGCGTCATCAAGGTCGTTGTCTCTGAACTTCACGGAGCACACCGTCTTGCCGTTTGCCCCGACAACGGGGATCGAAGCGGTGGCTTCCTTCAGGGACCAAGGGCCGGGGGTGTGGTTGGAACCGCGCATGTTCGCACTCCTTTTTTCGAGATAGTTGTTCGTCAAAACCCCATTCGCGGCCGGGAAGCGTCAACTTCCCGGCCGCTGTGAGGCTTCGTCCGGTGGTCGCGGTCCTTTCTGTACGATGAGCAGGGAGAAGAGCCGGGCGTCTTGCGAGGGCCGCTTGGGTTTTGGGATGCCACCGCCCACCCCTCAAGGTGAGGCCCGGTTGGGGAAAACCGAAAGTCGTTGTTCCTTTGTACCGGCCCAGGGAGCGCACCCGCGCTGTGGACTGGTTGGTTAGGGATGGACGCCTGGGCCCTTGCGCCCTGCTTCCGCTCCATCCGGCCGTCTCGCTTTTCAAGGAACTTTTCGCTGTGGACGGCCCGTTTATTACATCGATGAGAAAAGGCGTCAACAGAAAAAATATCATCGATGAGAAACTTTTTACAAAACAAGGGTTATCTCCTTGAAACGCAAGGAAAAGATTTTTTGGGAGAAAGCGGAGAAGCTGCGGGCTATTTTGCCCGGCGCCATTCCCAGGGTGGAGCGGGGGAAGGGTCGGCCCAGAGCCCGACCCGGTTCGCCTTGGCATCCGCCTGGGCCCGGCGCATGGCCTCGCAATCCAGGGTGGCGCAGTACCGTTCATACACCCAGGCCAGGCCCTGCCGAACCAATTCCCGCCCCACGTCCCGACCCTGGGCCTCCAGCCGCGCCACGGTGCGGCCGTACCGGTCCCGGTCCATCTCCTGCACTTCAACGGTCTGGCCGTGGACCAGTTCCCCCAGGGCTTGCCGGCCCCAGGGCTGGCGGCGTTCGGGCGCGTCGAGCAAAAAATTTCTCATCAAAATAATCTTCACGCTTGACCCGTTTTTCTCATCAATGTAATAAACGCCCCATGAACGCACTCGAACGCTACCGCAAGGAGCACGACTTGACCTACCAGGGCCTGGGCGACCGGACGGACTACCCGACGCCCACTGTCTGGCGGCACTGCACCCAGTCCGGGCCGATCCCGGGCGAGGCCGCGCTGCGCTACCACGCTCGCCTGGGCATCCCGCTGGAAGACCTGCGGCCGGACCTGAAGGAGGCTGCCCCGGATGGCGGGGATTGGAAGCCTCTCGCGTCAGAACGACGCGCCGAGAAGTCCTGAAAAATCCTGACGTTAGAAAATATCTAGTATTTTCTTGCGTCTAGCGAAGGAGCGTCCGCGTGTCATCCGCTCTCGATCAAGCCGTAACCCTCGCGGCTAAAGGATTCCACCTCTTCCCTGTCGAGCCGGGCGGCAAGCGGCCCGTCCCCGGCTTCTCCTGGACCCGGGACTCCACCAGCTCCCCGGATCAGCTCCGAACCTACGCCGCCCAGTACCCGGGCTGCAATTTCGGCGTGGACTGCGGCCGCTCGAACGTGGCGGTGCTGGACGTGGATTGCAAGCCCGGTCAGCCCGGCCTTCAGTCCCTCGATCTGCTGCCGGACATCCCCGCCACGTTCCAGGTGGAAACCTGGAGCGGCGGCTTGCATTTCTACTTCGCCGGGCTGCGCCGGAGCGGCAACCGGGTGCTGCCCGGCATCGACATCAAGAGCCGCGGCGGCTACGTGGTGGCCCCCGGCAGCGTCATCGACGGCAAGCCCTACCGGATCACGCGGGACTTGGCGCTGAGCGAACTGCCCGGCTTCATCCGCGACCTGGGCAGCCAGGCCGACACGCCTCCGGCCGAAACCCGGGAAGCCAGCATCGACCTGGACGGCCCGGCCTCCATCGCCGCGGCGGTGGAGTACCTGAAGACGGCTACTCCCTCGGTCGAGGGCGACGGCGGCGACGAGAACGCCTACCGCGTGGCTTGCAAGGCCCGCGACTACGGCTTGTCCGAACCGCTGGCCCTCCAGCTCATGCTCTCGCTCTGGAACGACCGCTGCACCCCGCCCTGGGAAGCCTGGGAGCTGGAGCAGAAGGTCCGCAACGCCTACGCCTATGCCCGGGGCCAGGCCGGGGCCCAATCCCCCGAGGCCGCTTTTTCCCCGGTCCCCGCGGCCCAGTCTTCCGGCTTCACCTTGACCCACATGCCGGACGTGGACATCCCCAGCCTGCCCAAGCGCCAATGGGTGCTCGGCACCCGGTACATGGCGGGGTTCATCACTGTCACCGTGGCCCCCGGTGGCACCGGCAAGAGCGCGCAGACCATGCTGGAGGCCGCAGCCGTGGCCTCGGGCAAGGCCCTGACCGGCGAGGAAGTGCATCGCCGGGGCGCGGTCTGGGTGTTCAACACCGAGGACCCCCTGGACGAGATCGAGCGCCGGTTCGCGGCCATCGGCCAGCACCACAAGGTTTCCCTGCGGAATGTCTTCGTCACCTCCGGCCACTCGAACCCCCTGGTCCTGGTCGCGCCGGACGCCTCCGGCCGGGTGGTCGTGAACGACACGGCCGTGGCCCAGCTCATCGCCTCCATCAAGGAACACAAGATCGTCCTGATCGTGGCCGACCCCTTCATCCGCACCCACCGGGTCAACGAGAACGACAACGCGGCCATTGACCGCGTGGTTCAGGTCTGGACCCATATCGCGGCGTCCACCGGCGCGGCCGTGTCCCTGGTCCACCACACCCGCAAGAAGAACGGGACCCAGGGCGCGGGTGACGCGGACAGCGCCCGCGGCGCGTCCTCCCTGATCAGCGCCGCGCGCATCGCCCACACCCTCACCAACATGTCCGAGGACGAGGCCAAGAAGTACAGCAACGTGGGGGATCATCGGCTCTACGTGCGCCTGGACAACGCCAAGGGCAACATGAGCGCGCCCACCGAAAAGACGGTCTGGTTCCGCAAGCTGGGCGTGGACCTGCCCAACGGCGACCGGGTGGGCGTCCTGGAAAAGGTGGAGCTGGACGCCCAGGCCACGGTCACGGAGAACGACGAGATCGCCGCGTTGCTGCGCCTTATCGCGGCCATGATCCCGGCGGGCGAGTCCATGGCCCTCCCGCGCTTCATCGAACAGGCCCTCAAAGCCCCCAGCTACGGCGCGTTCCTGGCCGGGACCCCGGAACAGAACCACGACACCACGGAAAAGCGGATCAAGCGCCGCCTGGCCGGGGGCTGCTCCTTCGGCGGTGTGCTCTACACCCTGGAGACGCGGGCCGTCGGAAACGGCAAGCTGAAGCATATCGTCGCAACCGGAGAATAGGAGGTGAGCGTATATGGATCGTGTTACGCTAACGGTTGCAGTGTTACTGGGGACAGAGGGACAAACGGCCTTGTCCTTTGTCCCTCGGCAGGAATATCAGCAACTTACGGGTCGGAGGGACAAACTTTTCAAAAAACGCTGTCCCCGGGCTTTGCAAGTGGCTGAAATTGTTACCAAGGGACAAGGGACAGAGGGACCCCCTACGGGGGCGTCGGGTTGTCCCCTCGCCCCACGAGGGTTCGCCCCCAGTTGGTGCGTGTTACCCGGCCGGGGGTTCGGCCGTGGGTAAGCTGTCGCGCGAGAAGGGCAAGCGCGGAGAGCGCGAGGTGGCCGAACTGCTCCGGAAGCATGGCCTGGCCGCCAGGCGTGGGCAGCAGTTTCGCGGCGGGGCGGACAGCCCGGACGTGGTGGTGGAGGGGAGTCTGCTGCACGTGGAGGTCAAGCGCACCGAGACGCTGGCGCTGTGGCCCGCCATGACGCAGGCGGCCGAGGAAGCGCCCCCGGGAGCGGTGCCCGTGGTGTTCCACCGGCCGAGCAAACGGCGCTGGGTGGTGATCCTGGACGCCGAGGACTTCTTGCTGCTGACCCGCAAGGCGCTGGGGCCGGAATCGTCCAAGGCCGTAGGCCTTGGTGCCGTGGATAAGTGATTGACGGGGTTGGTGATTAACCGGAAAGGAGTTAAAAAATGTCGGACGACAAGACGGACAAGACAGATTGTGGTCAGTTGACAACACCCGGCGAAGGATGCAAGGACGACAACGGAAAGCGGCAGACCAGACGTAGACGGCGCAGGCTGGAGCGCCGGAGCCCGGAACTTGCGCCCGTGCGGAACGAATACCGCGGCTGGAGTGTCTAGTCCGCACAAACCAACTTTTTGCGCCGAGAAATGTTGACACTTCTCCACATCGCATGAAAAAGTTTTGTCAGTTGACTTGAAACGCGCCGATCCGCGTCGTATAGCGCCCGCAGAGTGCCCAGCATTCCGCGGGCGCTGCGGTTTTGGGGGTGCGCGTGGAAAAGCTCCCGGTGGTGAACATCTTCCGCGAACAGCAGGACGACCAGGCGACCATGGGCCGCCTGGAGGTCGGCGCGCTGCGGATGTTCACCCTGGAACTGCCCTGGCGCGGCAACGCGCCCGAGGTTTCCTGCATCCCGCCCGGCTCGTACAAGGCGAGCGTCCGATTCTCCAACCGTTTCCAGCGTGAACTCCCCGCGTTCCACGATGTCCCCGGCCGGGTCGGGGTGTTGATCCACTCCGGCAACACGACCGCGGACACGACGGGCTGCGTCTTGGTGGGCATGGCCCTCGACCGGGAGCGCCGCGAGATCGTGGGCGGGACATCCCGCCGGGCCTTGGGCCTGTTGCTGGACGCGCTGGGCGACGCGCCGGAGTTCTGGGTCAACATCAAACCCGTGGAGGGGTAGGCCGTGGGCGACATCAAGACCAACCTGGAAACGCTCAAGGACGCCGCGAACCGGGCCGGAACGAGCGTGTGGCGCCGGTACGGCGTCCCGGTTCTTACCCTGCTGGCCGTCGGGGCCGTCGTGTTCCTGACCGGCTGGCTGCTGGGAGGCTGACCTATGACCGAGGCCTGGAGCTAGGGCGATGGACTGGGCGGCGCTCGGCAAGAAGGTCCTGGGCTTCGGCCTGCCCGTGCTCGGCACGGCGCTGGCCGGGCCCGCCGGGGGCACCGTGGGGGCCATGATCGCTTCGGCGTTCGGCTTGTCCTCGGACGCGAGCCCGGCCGACGTGTCCGCCGCGCTCGACAAGGACGTGGCCCTGGCGAAGCTCCAGCTCCAGACGGTCCAGGAGAACCATCGGGCCGAGCTGGAGAGGCTGGCCCTGACCAGCGAAACCGCGCGCGTCGTTGCGGTGAACAAGACCATGCAGGCCGAGGCCGCGGCCAACGACGCCTGGACGCGCCGCTGGCGGCCCTTCTGGGGCTACCTGTCGGCCGTATGCTTTTTCATCGTGGTCGCCCCGCTTTCCGCGGCGCTGGCCCGGGTGGTCTGGACTCTCGGCACGGACGCTGTGGCCCAGCTCCCCGCGATCATCAGCTCGTTGGCCGCGCTCTTTGCGATCCCCGGGGCCATCTGCGGCGTGACCGCCTGGACCCGGGGCAAGATGCAGATCGAGCATGTCAAGGCCGGGGGCGGGCAGTGACCCTCCAGTGCGCGGCTCATAGCGTCCTGGAGGGCCAAGTGCAAGCAATCCGCGAGAACACCGATTTTCTGGTCGAGGCCGAGCGTGAGCGGGCCAAGCTCTGCGCGGGGAACTGCGAACGGCTGAACGGGATCGACCGGGAGCTGACGCGCCAGGCCAAGGTCGATGAGGACCAGTGGAAGTCGATCCACGCCCAGGGCCGGCTGCTCTACGCCGGCCTGGGCATTTTCGCAGTGCTGGAGCTGGTGGTGCCGCTGCTGGTGGCGCACTGGCTCCGGGGGTGATCATGGCCGGTAAGGGTGGCAAGGGTGGCAAGGGTTCCGCCGCGAAGGGCGTTGACGGGCTGACCGACAGGCAGCGCCGTTTCGTCGCCTGCTACAAGGGCAACGTCATCCAGGCCGCCATCGAGGCCGGGTACACCGAGGCCTCGGCGCGCTCCCAGAGCGCCACGTTGCTGAAGCACCCCATCATCGGCAAGCTGATCTACGCGCGCCAGGCCAAGCTGGCCGAGGCCCTGGCCGAGAAGCACGAAGACGCGCTGCTGGCCGAGATCGGCGCGATCCACACGTTCGGGGCCGACCGGGCCAGCGTGATGGGCTTCTGGGCCGAGATCATGAACGACCTCGGGGAGCACACCCCCACGCGGTTGCGGGCCAGCGAGAACATTGCCAAGGCCCTGGGCATGGTCAGCGAAAAGCGGGTCATCGAGGGCGGCGACAAGCCGGTCGAGCATACCCACAACGGCCTGGTGCGCGTGTCTCTGGAGGACCGCATCGCGGCCATCACCGAGCCCGAGGCCGCGCTGGCCCGGCTGCTGGAGTAGGTCGTGGCCGCGCTGTGCGCCAACCTGACCCGGGAGCAGAGCCTGGCCGTGTACCGCGAGGTCATGGGCGACCGTGACCGCGAGGCCATGCGCCGCCTGTGCCGGGAAGACCTGTTCTTCCTGCTGGTTTGCGCGCTGAATCGCTCGGACATCAACCGCCCCTGGCTCTACGAGCGGGTCCGGGAGGTCGAAGCCGAGCCGGACCTGATGCTCGATCTCTGGGCGCGGGAGCACTACAAGGCCCTGGACGTAGATACGCCGGTCTGGACTCCTGAAGGCTGGAAGCGTCACGGGGACTTGAAACCCGGAGACAAGGTGTTTGCTCCGTCCGGTGAGTTGGTCACGGTGTTAGCCAACACCGGCGCCATGACCGGGGCGGACTGCTTCCGGGTTGGCGGGGTGGTGGCGGCCGGGGACCACAGGTGGCCCGCCCAGAAGAAATCTCGCCCGCGTGTACCGGGGGGCAGAGCTGTTGCCTACCGCACTGTTCAGATCATCACGCGGGAAGCGGGGGGCTTTCGACTCCCTCTTGTTTCCCCGCTTCAGGGCGAAGAAGCCGCCCTGCCTCTCTCGCCTTATGTTCTAGGCGTGTGGCTTGGCGACGGGGCTAAGCGCGGAACTCGGGTCACTGCGGGCTTTGCTGACGCCGATGAGCTTGAGGGCCTGTTGCTGCTGGAAGGTATCCAGGTTTCAAGGTCCAGCCATTCAAACTGCGTCTCTCTTCGCATCGGTAGCGGTGTGCGGGGAAAACGGGCGTCCTCTGATTTTGCGAATGCGCTTCGGGCGCTGGGAGTCTTTGAGTCGAAGCACGTCCCCCGTCCGTATTTGCTGGCCTCCCCCCGGCAGAGATTGGGGCTTCTTCAAGGCCTCATGGACACCGACGGGTCGGTGAGCGCGCGCGGAACGGCCGTATTCGTCAACACCAATGAAGCCCTTGTCGATGCCGTTGCTTTCCTGGCCCGCTCGTTGGGTATGAGGGCCACGAAACGGGCCTATAATGGTTTTTGGCAGGTGGCGTTTCAGGCTTATCAGGGCCCGGTCTGCCCGTTCCGCATGGAACGTAAGCGCGTCCGTTGCAAGACGGGGCGCCCTAACATGAGGACCTATCGGCCCGTTCCGGTGGCGTCCAGGTCTGTGAACTGCATTCAAGTCGAGGGCGGCCTGTACTTGGCCGGGGAGGAGTTGCTCCCGACGTGTAATAGCACGATCATCACCTTTGGCGGGTCCATTCAGGACATCACCCGCGACCCGGAAACCACTATCGGGATTTTCAGCCACACCCGGCCCATCGCCAAGAGCTTTCTGCGCCAGATTCAGATGGAGCTGGAGCAGAACGACCTGCTGAAAGACCTGTTCCCGGAAATTTTCTGGGCCGACCCGCGCCGCGAAGCACCGGTCTGGTCCCTGGACAACGGCCTGGTGGTCAAGCGCGCGTCCAACCCTAAGGAGGCGACAGTCGAGGCCTGGGGCCTCGTGGACGGCCAACCCACGTCCAAGCACTTCCGGCTGCTGGTCTATGACGACGTGGTGACGAAGGAATCCGTGTCCACGCCGGAGCAGATTCAGAAGACCACGGACGCCTGGGCGCTGTCCTTGAACCTGGGGGCCGCGGGCGGCGCGCGCCGGTACATCGGGACCCGCTACCACCGCAACGACACCTGGCGCGCCATTCTGGACCGCGGCGCGGCCCGGGAGCGGCGGCACCCGGCTACGGTGGATGGTCAGCCCGACGGCGCGCCGGTCTTCCTGACCCGTGAAGTCCTGGCCGAGAAGCGCCGGGAAATGGGGCCGCACGTGTTCGCCGCCCAGATGCTCCAGGACCCGACGGCCGAGGAGGTCCAGGGCTTCAGGAAGGAGTGGCAGCAGGACTGGCGGCCGGAGCCGGAGGCCTGGCGGGCCATGAACCGCTACCTGCTGGTGGACCCGGCCGGGGAGAAGAAGAAGGACAACGACTACACCGTGGCGGTGGTCATCGGCCTGGGCCCGGACCAGAACTACTACCTGATCGACGGGGTGCGGGACCGGTTGTCCCTGACCGAGCGGACGAGCCTGCTGTTCCGCCTGCACCGCAAGTATCGCCCGCTCAAGACCGGCTACGAGAAGTACGGCAAGGACTCGGACATCGAGCATATCCAGGACGTGATGAACCGAGAGCACTACCGGTTCGCCATCACGCCGCTGGGCGGGGCCGTCGCCAAGAAGGATCGCATTCGCAAGCTGGTGCCCCTGTTCGAGAGCGGCCGGTTTTTTCTGCCCCGGGCGCTCTACTTCACCGATTACGAGCAGAAAACCCAGGATTTCCGGGCGCTGCTGGATTCCGAGTACGAGGATTTCCCGGTGTGCCAGCACGATGACGTGCTGGACGCTGTGGCTCGAATCGTGGACCCCCAGCTTCTCGCGGTCTTCCCGGAACCCGAGGGCCAGGAGCAGGCCGCGCCCCGGGCGCGCGTGGACTACGACGTGTTGAACTACGGGCTGCTTCAGGGCGCCCGAGTGTAACGCCAGGAGGTTTCGCTATGTGCTTGAGTTCTTCCAAAACCCCGAGCATCCCGCCGCCGGACCCCAAGCCCGCGACGACCAAGGACACCACCGAGGCTGTCGCCAAGGTGCGGGACAGCCAGAAGATTCGGGCCGCGGCCGCCCTGGGCCAGGCCGGGACCATCGTGACCAGCCCGTTCGGCGTGTCCGGCACTGCCCAGACCTCGAACAAGTCGCTGCTGGGAGCCTACTAGCGTGGCCGGCCTGGACGTTCTGGAACTGGCGCGGCGTCACAGCGCGTTGCTGCAAGACCGGCAGAGCTGGGAAGCGGACTGGAAGTCCCTTGCCAAGCACTTCCTGCCGCGCAAGTGCCGGGTCCTGGAGTACGACCCCAACGCGACCAATGTCGGCGGGCTGCGAACGGACGTGATCGACTCCACCGGCGTCTACGCGATGCGCGACCTGGCGGCCGGGCTGCACGGCGGCATGACCTCCCCGGCCCGGCCCTGGTTCCGGCTTGGACTCCAGGACGAGACGCTGGAGCGGAAACAGGCCGTGCGCGAGTTCCTGGACGAGGTGCAGAACCGGATGCGGACGCTGCTCCACCGGTCCAATTTCTACAACGCCGTGCATCAGCTTTACGCCGAACTGGGGACGTTCGGCACGGGCTTCATGTTCGTCATGCCGGACGAGCGGACCGGTATCCGGTTCGCCCCGCTGACCGTGGGCGAGTATGTCCTGGACACCGACGAGAACGGCCGCGTGGACACGATCTTCCGGGTGCTCGACTTTTCGGCCCGCCAGCTCGTGCGCCGGTTCGGCTACGACAAGCTGCCTCCCGTGGTGCAGGCCGAGTACGACAAGCCCGCCATCACCCAGACCGCCCGCTATCGCGTGGTGCATGGCGTGTTCCCCCGCAACGACCGGGAGCCGGGCAAGCGCGACGGCCGTAATAAGCCGTTCGCCAGCGTCTACTGGCTGGACCGCTCCAATGGCAGCGCGGCGCTCGGGTCCGGGAACGCCTACCACAAGCTGTCCGAAGGCGGGTTCGACCAGTTCCCGGGCTTCGGGCCGCGCTGGGACGTGACCGGCCAGGATGTGTACGGCCGCAGCCCGGGCATGGACGCCCTGGCCGACTGCCGCATGGTCCAGCAAATGAAGATCACCGCCTTGAAGGCGATGCACAAGGAAGTCGATCCGCCGGTGGGGATTCAAGGGCAGCTCAAGGGCGCGCTGGACCTCCTGCCCGGCGGCCAGAACATCGTGGACACCACGGGCAACGGCCCGGGGGTGTACCCGATCACCAAGATTCAGCCGAACCTCCAGAACACCATGTTCGCCATCAAGGAGGTCCAGCAGGCCATCAAGGACGGGCTCTTCAACACGCTGTTCCGCATGTTGATGAACAGCGACCGCAGGCAGATCACGGCCAAGGAAGTGGCGGCCCGCGAAGAGGAGAAGCTGATCCTGATCGGCCCGGTGCTGGAACGCCTGCACGACGAGCTGTTCATCCCGCTGATCGACCGGGTGTTCGAGATCATGATCGCGGAAGACATGCTGCCGCCGTGGCCGGAAGAGATCGCCGGGATGCCGATCAAGGTGGAGTTCGTGTCGCTGCTGGCCCAGGCCCAGAAGATGGTCGCCACCAGCTCCGTGGACCAGTTCATGGGCTTCATCGGCACCTACGCCCAGTTCTTCCCGGACCTTCTGGACATCCCCAACCCCGACAAGCTGGGCGACGGTTACGCCACCTATCTGGGGGTCGAGGCCGATATGCTGCGTTCGCAGGAAGACCGGGAGGAACTGCGCGCCGGGCGCAAGAAGCAGCAGGACATGGTGGCCGCGGCGGCGGCCATCCAGAACGCCCAGGGCATGGCCGGGGCGGCCCGGACGATGAGCGAGACGCCGGTGGGCGGCGAGGGCTCCCCGTCCGCGCTCCAGACAATTCTGGGCGGCCTGGGCGGCCTGGGCGGCCTGGGCGGCGCGCCGGTGGGGGCGCGGTAATGACTTGGCGGGCGGTTGAAGTGCGGGACCTGCTGGCTGGGCGGCTGATCGCCGTCCACGTGGTCCCGGTGACGCCGGAGGGCGAGCCCAGGGCCCCGCACGTGCTGCGGGCCGACTGCAATTGCGGCCCCCGGGTTGAGCACGTCCCTGGCGGCGTGTGTCCGCTGATTGTCCACGAAATGGAGCAGTAGATGGAAGTGCTCGAGGAACTGTTCGGCGCGGAGGCCCTGGAAGCCAAGGCCGCGAAGAAGCTGTCCGAGCGGGAGCGTTACCTGCTGGTCCTGGCCGCGGGCAACCTGTTCGACACCGACAGCGGCAAAGACCTGCTGTGGTGGCTGTTCAATGAAACCGGTGTATTCCGGCTGTCTTTCACCGGTGGCAGCGAAACCTTCTTCCGGGAAGGGAAGCGCGCCGTCGGCCTGGAACTGTGGACCCTGCTCCTGGAGGCCCGCCCGAACGCTCTGGCGGTTCTGATGGAGCATAAACGCTTGAGATTGGAGGAATAGCTATGCCTGACGACCTGAAGGCCCAAGGCACCACCGGCGGCGAAGGGGCGGCGGACAAGGCTTCCGAGGGGACCGGCGACAAGCCGACCCCCGATACCGGGACGCCTGCGCCTGACGAGAATCTGCTCACCGCGTCCGACGGCGAGGGTGAGGGCGAGTCCGGGGGGACGAAAGACGGGGACAAGCCCGGCGACAAGCCGGGGGATGCCCCGCAGGACGAGTACGGCGACTTTGACCTTCCCGAGGGGGTCACGGTCACGGAGCCGGAGAAGCTGGCCGAGTTCAAGGGCCTGTTCAAGGAAATGGGCTTGAACAAAGACCAGGCGCAGAAGCTCGTCACGATGGAGGCCAACCGGGTGAAGGCCCAGCAGGAGGCCTTCAAGGAAACCCGCAAGGCCTGGGTCGCGGAACTCAAGGCGGACAAGGAGTTCGGCGGGGACAAGTTCTCCGTGACGCTCAAGGACGCCCAGATGGCGATCCGGCGGTTCGACCCGGACGGGAGCGCGCTGAAGGTTCTGGGCGCGACCGGCCTGGCTGACAACCCGGCCCTCGTCAAGCTGCTGGCCCGCATGAACCGGGCGATCAGCGAGGACCCGATCCACACCGGCAAGGAGCGCAATCCGAAAACCAAGGAAAAGCCGCTGTATGACCGTCTCTGGACGGACAAGGACATGGGCGGCGTGTAACCAAAAACCTTTCAAGGAGAAAAGACTATGGCTGCCACTCTCGTTCGCACTCTCGCGGAATGGGGCCAGTTCTTCAAGGAGAACGGCCAGGCCCACGATGTCATCGAGCTGATGGACCAGGACAACTCGATCCTCGATGACCTGCCCTACATGGAGGCCAACATGACGGACGGGCACAAGTCGGTCATCCGCACCGCCCTGCCCACCGTGTACTGGCGCCGCCTGTACAAGGGCGTCCCGGTCAGCAAGTCCGGCATCCAGTCCGTCAAGGACGCCTGCGCCATGATGGAGGCCCGGAACAACATCGACGTGAAGCTGCTCCAGCTCCACGGCGACCAGGCCAAGGCCTACCGCGAGGGCGAGGCCCGGGCCTTCACCGAGTCCATGCGCCAGAAGCAGGCCACCACCATCTTCTACGGCAACAGCAACACCTCGCCCGACGAGTTCAACGGGCTGGGGATGCGCTACCCGTCGAAGACCTCCCCCAACGTGGTGGACGCGGGCGGCTCCGGTTCGTACTGCACGTCCATGTGGGGCATCGCGTTCGGCCCGATGGATGTCCACGGTATCTTCCCGAAGGGCTCGAAGGCCGGCCTGGGGATGCGTCCCCTGCCGGAGCAGGACGTGGACGACGGCACCGGCGCCAAGTACCGCGCCGTGGGCGACCTGTTCGAGTGGAACTGCGGCCTGACCGTGCGGGACTGGCGCTCGGTGGTCCGCATCTGCAACATCGACACCACGAAGCTGACCCTGAAGAAGGGCGAGAGCGGGTTCGTCGATCTGCACCGCCTGACCATCCAGGCCAAGAACAAGATGCCCCCCGGCAAGCGGGCCCGGATGATCTGGTACTGCAACTCGGACGTGATGACCGCCCTGGAGCTCCAGGCCAGCGACGCGGGCAACGTGCAGCTCGTCTACGGCGAGCTGTTCAACAGCAAGGGCGTTCCGTTCCTGCACACCCGCCCGGTGCGGCAGTGTGACGCGATCCTGTCCACCGAGACGGCGCTGTCCTAGCCCCTGGGCAACGATCATAACCGGGGGGCCGGGAGGCCCCCCGCCCTGACGGAGACGACACCATGATCCTCGACAACCTGAACATCTTCAGCGACAGCCAGGCCATCACGGCCACCGCCGATTCGACCAACAAGGTCAACATCGGCCTGGTGAACGTCGGCAAGGGCGACCCCCTGATCTTCAAGGTCAAGGTCACGGAAGCCTTCAACAACCTGACCAGCCTGAAGGCCGAGCTGTTCCAGTGCGACACCGAATCCGGTTCCTACACGGCCGTCCCGGGCGCCAACTCCACGGTGCCGCTGGCCGGGCTGACCGTCGGCGCGGACTTCGGTTTCCGCTTCCTGCCCCGGGGCGTGACCAAGCCCTGGCTGAAGGTGACGTACACCGTGACCGGCACGGCCCCGACCACCGGCAAGGTCTTCGCCGCTCTGCTGCGCGAGGAGCAGGACAGCTACGGGGCCGGCCAGTACATCGACAAGGGCGTGACCGTCGGCTAGCCGACGGTGAGCCAAAGGAGTTGACGCCATGAAGTACAGAGCGTTGGCCGACTGCGTGGTCTTCGACATCTACCGGGCGAAGGGCGACGAGTTCGCGGGTCCGGAGCCCAAGACCGCGTTTCTGAACGGCGAGGTCCCCAAGCACCTGGAGTGCCTGGACGGCGAGGCCCCGGCCAAGGGTGAGGCCCCGGCCAAGGGCGGGAAGGGCAAGGTCGCTGATCCGGACAAGCTGGGCGCGTGATGAAGACGGGGCGGGGGCTTCGGCTCCCGCCCCTTCCCCGAGGAGAAGGGCATGGCCGTATCTGAAGTTTCCATCTGCAACATGGCGCTGGGCTGGTGCGGCGTTGGGCGGGTCATCGCGGCGCTGGACGAGGTATCCCCCGAGGCCAGGCTGTGCAGGCAGTATTATGGCCCGGCGCGGGAACAGACGTTACGGGACTTCTCGTGGAACTTCGCTACGAAACGGGTCAGCCTGGCGGAAAAAACCGTGCCCGACGAATACGACGAGTACGCCTACGCCTACGGCTACCCGGTGGACTGTCTGCGCGCGCTGAAGCTGCGGGCGGCCGGTCTGGAGTACGATTTCGAGGTGGTCCTGGCTGCGGACGGGGCGTCCCGGCTGATCCTGGCCGACGTGGAGGAGGCGGTGCTGGTCTACACCAGCAACGTGTCCATCCCCGCGCTTTTCGACCCCCTGTTCGTCAAGGCTCTGGCCCGGCGCCTGGCTGCGGACATGGGCCCGACCATTTTCAAGAGCAATGCCCAGAAAATCCAGGAACTGGAAACGCTGTACAAGAACGAGATTCTGCGGGCCCAGGCCGCCGACGCGAAGGAAGGCAAGCCGGACGAGGTGGAGGAAATTCCCTGGATCGTCGCCCGGACCATGCCGGAGGGTGTCTAGATGCCCGGCACAATCATCGCCCTTCAGAATTTCACCGGCGGCGAAGTCGCGCCCTGGGCGTTGTCCGCGCGCTACGACATCGCCAAGTACAAGACCGCCTGTCGCAAGCTGCGGAACTTCATCGTGGAACTACACGGCGACCTGCGCCGGAGGCCCGGGACGCATTTCCTGGCCGATCTCGGCGGCCCGGCTGTTCTGCTCCCGTTCGAGTTCTCGACCGACCCTGATCAGACCTATGCGCTGGTCTTCCAGGAGGAAAAGATTCTGGTGGCCCAGGGCTTCGGCCTGGTACTGTCGGGCGCGGTTCCGGTCGAAGTGGCTTCCCCCTACGCTGCCGAGGATTTGTACGGGATTTCCTACGCCCAGTCCGGGGACGTGGTGTACCTGGCCCATCCCAACTACACGCTGCGGAAGTTGACCCGCTCTTCGCACACGTCCTGGACGCTGACCGAGGTGACGTTCACGCCGGCCCAGGCCGCGCCCACCGCCCCGACTGTCACGTTCACCGGGACGGCCGGAACGTTCTCCTTGCGGTACAAGATCGTCGCCGTGGACGCGCAGGGCCGGGCCTCGGTAGGCTCCCCGGCCGGAGCGGACACGGACGCGAAACATCCATCGGACTGGGTGGTGGGGAACTACTGCACCGTGAATTGGTCCGCCGTGGCTGGCGCGGCGGAGTATCTGATCTTCCGCGAGGAGGCGGGCTACTTCGGCTTGGTCGGGGTGGCGTCGGACGGCGCCCTGACGTTCAAGGACGAGAAGTACGAAGCCGACACCGCGGACACGCCGCAGGAGCTGTACCTCCCCTTCGCCACGGGCAACAACCCTAGCTTTGTGGCCTTCCATGCCCAGCGTCTGATCTGCGCCGCGGGGGCCTTGAACCCCACGAAGTTCTACGGCTCCCGGGTCGCGGACTACGAGAACTTCTGCAAATCGCGCCCGCTCAAAGACGACGACATGATCGAGTTCGGGATCGCGGGGGGCCGCATCGACGCGATCCAGTGGGCATGTTCTTTCGGGGCGCTCCTGCTGGGCACTGGCGGTGCGGAGTACAAGGCCACCGGCACGGACGGCGTGATCACCCCGACCAACGTGGACATCAAGGCGCAATCGTACTGGGGCTCCGCCCGGCTGCGGCCGCTGATCATCGGCAACAGCGTCTTGCACGTCCAGCGGCAAGGGTCCCGGGTGCGCGACCTGTTCTATTCCCTGGAGAAAGACGGCTACGCGGGCAACGATCTCTCCGTGCTTGCGCCCCACCTTTTCGACGGCCATTCGATTCTGCAATGGGCGTACCAGCAGGCCCCCGGCTCGGTGGTCTGGGCTGTCCGGGATGACGGGGTGCTGCTCGGCCTGACCTACATGAAAGAGCACGAGGTCTGGGGTTGGCATGTCCACGAAACGGACGGCCAGTTCTTGAGCGTCTGCACCACGGCCGGGGACCTGGAAGACGCTTGCTTTGTGGTGGTCAAGCGCACGGTGGACGGCGTGGACAAGTATTATCTGGAGCGCCTGGGGGCCAAGTGGACCGCCGAAGACGGGATCGCCCAGGCGTTTTTCCTGGATAGCGCGCTGACCTATTCCGGCGATCCGGTGTCCGAGGTGTCCGGGCTGGACCACCTGGAAGGTAAAACGGTGGACGCCCTGATCGACGGCTCCCCGGCCCGGGGCCTGGCTGTTACCGACGGCACGGTGGCCCTCCCGGCCAGCGGGTCGGTTATCCATGTGGGCCTCCCGTTCCGGTCTACCATGATCCCCATGACCCCGGAGGCGGACACCCAGCAGGGCACCACGCTCGGCCAGAACAAAATCTACGGGCGCAGCACGTTGCGGGTCATCGAGTCTGTGGGCGGGAAGTACGGCCCGACCGAAGATGAGCTGTTCGAGTTCCCGTCCACGCCTACGGTCTGGGGTGAAGCCGTCCCGCCGGAATCCGGGGATTGGGAGTTCACGCCCACGGGCGGGTATGACTCTGTGGCGTCGGTGTGCATTGTCCAGGACCTGCCGCTGCCGCTGACCGTGGCCGCGCTCGTGCTGGAGGTGAGCGTTGAAAGTTAACTACCGGCTCGCCACCCTGGACGATCTCGGGGCCATGATCCGGCGCGGGATGCGCCCGGCGGACGAGCGTGAGGCCTTGCGCCTGGGCATGGACGACCCGTACCTGGGCCTCTGGGAAGCGTTCCACCTGTCAGACATCGCCGTGGCCGCCTACTACCGGGGCCAGATCGCCTGCATGTTCGGGGTCGCCCCGGTGTCGTTGCTGGCGGACGAAGCCTGTATTTGGCTGGTCGGCCATGAGGATGTCGAACGACACTGGTTGCGGTTCCTGCGCGAGTGCCGCCCGGCCTTGACCGACCTGATCCGCGGGTATCGACTGGTCCACAACATCATCGACCGGGACAACGTGCTCGCATTGGGCTGGCTGGATTGGCTGGGCTTCACCGTAGATCAGGAGCGCCCGATCCTGCTGCCCGGTGGGCACGTGTTCTACCGTTTCTGGAAGGAGGCCTAGCCATGTGCTTTGTCGCTGCTGCTCCTGCCGCCGCTGCGGCCGCCGGATCGTCTGCGGCCGTCGCGGCCTCTTCGCCGTCCTGGCTTACCATCGCCTCGGTGGCGTCCAGCGCCCTCGGGCTCGGGGCCCAGGTCATCGGCCAAATCCAGCAGACCAACGCCCAGAACGCCCAGGCCCAGGCCCAGGCGCAGATCGCGCGGAACAATGCCGCGACTGCCCAGGACGAAGCCGCCTACGCGCTGGAGCAGTCGCAGAAGAACGCCGCGGCCCAGCGCCGGAAGACCGCCGAGGTCATCGGCGCCCAGCGGGCCAAGGAGGGCGGGACCGGGGCCGTGGTGGACAGCGGCTCGTTCATGGACGTGACGCTGGACACCGCCGAGCGCGGAGAGATGGATGCCCTGGCGCTCCTGAACGAGGGCAAGCTGGCGGCCTGGCGGGCGACCAACCAGGGGAAACTCTACACAGCGCAGAGCCAGATTTACGATTCCGCCCAGAAGAGCGCGATGCTCCCGGCGGCCGGCACCCTGTTGGCCGGAGCCGGGCAGATCGGCTCGAACTACTACAACATGGTCTACCGCAAAACGGTGTAGGAGGGTCCTGCTGATGCCCGTCATTCCGCAGTACCAGCAGCGGTTCGACCGCCAGTCGGTGGACCTGAACGCGACCAAGCAGTCGCTCGATACCCCGCTGGCCGCGTTCGGCTCGGACGGCAAGGACCTCCAGGCCGGGGGGCAGGGCATGGCGAACATGGGCACGGCCCTGGGCGCGGTGGCCTACCGGATGCGTGTCGAGGAGGACGAGAACAAGGCTTACGCCGCCTACATCAAGCTCCACGACGCCATGAACCCGTTCCTGAACGGCGACGGCGGCGTGTACAGCCAGAGCGGCGAGAACGCCCTGGGCGCGGTCAAGCGCACCCAGGAGGCCTTCCAGAAGATTCAGGACGAGATCGCCGGGTCCCTGGACAACGACAACCAGCGCGCCGCCTTCATGAAGAAGGCCGAGGCGTTCCGTGTGGAAAGCGAAACCAGTGTCGCCCGCCACGAGGCCCAGCAGCGCAAGGAGTGGCAGGCCGGCACCCAACTCGCCCTGGCGGAAAGCGAGGGCAGCTATGCCGTGACCAACTACACCAGCCCGACCCAGTTCGAGGCGGGCCTGGCCCGGGGTGTGGAGGCCGTCCGCGGCGCGGCCAAGCTGAAGGGTTTGTCCCCGGAGGCCACGGAGCGCATGGTGGCCGAGTACCAGAGCAAGTTGATCCTCCAGGCCGCCGAGCGCGGCGCGGATGCCGGGTCCCTCGAGTTCGCCCAGGGCCTGGGCAAGGACCCCCGCCTGCTCGGGGAGGACGCCGTGCGGCTGGAAGGCAAGCTGAAGCCCCTGACCGAACTCGCCCAGGCCCAGGGCCTGGTCGAGAAGACCAAGGGCATGGGCATCGACGCCCAGCTCGCGGCCATCGAGAAGAGCGGCTTGAACCCGCTGGTGAAAGAGCGGGCCAAGGACATGGCGAAATCGGACTACAGCTTCGCCCAGGCCCGCCAGCACGAGAGCGAGCGTGTCCAGGCCCAGCAGTGGGAGGACGGGCTCACCAAGGCGCTGCAAACGGGGAACGCGGCCCTGGTCAACAAGCTCGTGGCCGAAGCGCCGCGGGGGATGCAGCGTGAGGCCCAGGACTACGTGACCACGTTCCAGAAGGGCGCGGGCATCGTGAGCGACCCGGCTGTGGACTGGCGCTTCACCAACCTGGCGGCCACGGACCCGGAGAAGTTCAAGGCGGAATGGCGGTCCATCGACCACCTGACCGACCTGTCGCCCGAGGACCGGCGCAAGTTCGACAGCCTCTACTTGAGCATCGGCAAGGCGGACGGGAAGCCCGCCCTGGACGACATCCGCAGCGACGCGGACCGGATCAAGGACGCGGCCCGGGCCATCGGGATCAAAAGCATCGAGAAGATCGAGCCGGGCAGCACGGAAGAAGCGCGCCTGGGCCTGCTGAAGCGCCGCTACCAGACCGAAGTCAGCCGAGCCATGCAGGCCAACGGCAACAAGCCCCTGGCGCCCGAGGAAAAGGACCGCATCCTGGACACGCTCCTGCTGAAGGGCAAGGTCAAGGGCACCGGCTGGAACGACTGGTTCCAGGACACGGCCTATCAGTTCGAGCAGCGGCCCGGCACCGTGCTGGAGGAGCCGACCCGGCCGAACGGGATGCCTGCGGAAGCGGTCTGGGACAGCGATGCTGTGGGCTGGCGTGTCGGTGACAAACTGTTCCGTTACCGGAGGTAGGAATGCCCCTGCTGCTCCCTGATCCGACCGATCCGTCCACGTGGGAAGACGCCCCCCAGGGCCCCAAGCCGCTGGCCGCCCCGACCACGCCGTCCGGGCCGGACCCGGCGGACCCGACCACCTGGGAAGACGCCGCTCCGGTCCCGCAAGATGCGGTGCAGCCGGACCCGAATTTCAATCCGCTCTACGGGGCCTGGGCCGCGGCCCGGGGCCAGGACCCGGACCACACGGCGAAGGTGCTGACCCTGGCGCTCCAGGCCGGGCTTCCCGCGGCCACGGTGGAGCGCAACCTGGCTGAAGTCGAGGCCGACGCCAAGGACGTGAGGCTCGAGGACCTGGACCACCTCGCCACCGTCGCGCCCAAGGCCTCAACCTGGCTGGCCTCCTCCCCGGACCGTTTCGCTATGTCCCGGGACGACCTGGGCAACATCGCCAATTTCGAGGCCCTGCTGGCCTACAAGAATCCTGGGCCCGCCGTGAACCGGGCCACCGGCCTGGACTGGCTCGTCAAGGCCGGCGGGCAGACCCTGGAGAGCAGCGTCCGCAATTTGCAGATCAACGCCCTGCGGGTCAAGCAGCTCTACGGTGACGACTCGCCGGAAACCGAAGCGGCGATCCAGCGGCTCAAGGCCCAGCAGCCGGACCGGGTGGCGACAGACGGCCTGCTCCAGGACGCGTACATCAACTTCTTGGACCTCGCGCCCCAGTTCATCGGCCAGGCCAACGACCGGATCAAGTACGGCCTGATGGGCGCGGCTGTCGGCGGGGCCGCGGGCGCTCTGGCCGGCGGTGTCGGCGCGGCCCCGGGGGCCGTGGCCGGGTTCGCCCTGGGCCAGCAGCTCGGCGGCGCGCGGAACGCCTTTGAAATGGAAGCCGGGGCGGCCTACGACGAGTATCGGATGCTGCGGGACGAGCGCGGCCAGCCGCTGGATGACCGCACGGCCCGGCTGGCGGCGACACTGGTGGGCGTGGTGAACGGTGGTATCGAGTTCGCCCAGATGAACCTGCTGCTCAAGATGACCCCCGGCGGCGACGCGATCCGCACGATGCTGACCCGGCAGGGAATGAAAGAGGCGCTGGCGGTTCCGGCCATCCGCACCGCGTTGACGAATTTCGCCAAGAACCTGGCCGGGGGCTGGACGCTGGAAACCGGGCAGGAGATTTTGCAGGAAGCGGTCACGTTCCTGGGCCGCCAGGGCGTCCTCTGGGCCAACGACCAGGGCACCGACAGCATGAAGGATTTCACGGGACGCATGGCTGACACGGCGTATCAGGCCGGGACCGGCATGTTCCCTCTGGTCGGGTTCCACGCGGCCCTGGGCCTTCGGGGCGACTTCAAGCGGGCGCGGGCCGCCAAGGCCGACGCGTTTCTGTTCGAGGCCCTGGATGAAAACGCCAAGGCGTCCAAGCTCCGGGCCCGGATGCCCGAGGCGTACCAGGACCTGGCCGCGGCGCTGACCAAGGGCGGCCCGATCGAAGCGGTCCACGTGGACGCGGCCACGTTCCAGCAGGCCGCGGGCCTGGAGGGCGAAACGCTGTACCAGCTCCTGGACCAGATCGGGGTGAAGCGTGAGGATTTCGACCAGGCGGCCAGAGTGGGCGCGGACATCGCCATCCCCCTGGACCGGTATCAGGCCCGGCTTGCGGGCACGGACGTTTCGCTGGCCCTGCGCCCGGACCTGAAATTCCAGCCGGACGGCATGACCCTGCGGGAACAGGCCGAGTTCGAGAAGGCCTTGCCCGAGCGGATCAAGGCCGCCCAGGAAGCCTTCAAGGCCGACCTCCAGGGCCAGGCCGATCTGGACACCGCCACGACCGGGTTTGAACAGCAGCTCGTGGACGCGGGCTACACCAAAGAGGGGGCGGCCTTCGCGGCCCAGCTCCTGAAGCAGCGGGCGCAGCGCGCCGCGGTGCAGTGGTCGGCCGCCACGGGGGAGCTCATGACCCCGGCGCAGTGGATCACGGACCACCTGGGCCTGCGGGTCGAGACGGTGGAGCCGGGGGCCGATGGGCGGCAGGACACCCAGGCATTTCACCAGGACCACCCGGCCATGGCTGGCGTGGACATGAACGACGCGGCCCAGGTGGCCGAGGCCCAGAAGCTGTGGGCCGAGATGGGCACGGAGAGCCCGTACTTCAAGAAGTGGAGCGGCGGCGCTCCGGTCGTAACCGACGCTTCGGCCAAAGGCAACATCGTGGACACCGAGCGCCTCTGGCGCGACAAGCAGTACATGAAGACGCTGGAGGGGTACGCCGCCGCCGAGCGGGCCCGCCTGGAGAAGGACATCGCCGCCGAGCAGGCGTGGTGGGAAGCCAACGTGAAAGACCCGGCGAACCCCACCGCCGAAGAGATGAACAGCGCCTTGGACATGGGCATCATCCCGCCGATCAACAATAACTGGGACGCGGTGCGTGAGCAGGCGTCTACGAGCCTTGCGGGCTATGAAAAGCAGATCGCGGAGATGGCCCCCACGATCAAAGACCGGGAAGGTAAGACTGAAATTTTCCAGACGGGTAAGCCCGTGGTTGTCCGTGTCTTCCATGCCACTCCGTTTGGCGAGCTTTCGGGTGGGGCTTTCGATCCGCAGTTCCTCGGCAAGAACACCAAAGCCGGATCGGCCACCCTGGCCTACTTCTTCGCTGGCACGAAAGACACCGCCGGAGCCTATGCGAAAGGTGACATCATCAATCAGCGGGGTTTCCTCTCCATGTCGCCTGCCGACAAGACTGCGCTGATCGACGGCCTTGGCGACCATTTGCGTGACCAGGGTGTCTTTGATGAGGACGAATACGTCCACGAAGATGATGTGGCGCGATGGGCCGAGGAGAACCCCTACGACGTGAAAGAGTATGCCGAGTCATACATTCTGCCCGACAACGAGGAATATGACCCGCGCCCGGTGGAGCCCAAGACCTACGAGCTGTACGTCAACTTGAAGAATCCGCTCGTCTACGACTTCAAGGGTGAGAGGTACAGGGAAACCTCGTATTTCGACATCCTGAAGAAGGCCAAGGACGCCGGGCATGACGGTGCCATCTTCTTGAACACCTACGACGGTGGCCCGAAGGACAACATCTTCGCGGTCTTCCCCGGCCATGAAATCCAGATCAAGTCGGTGTTCAACCGTGGCACCTTCGACGGGAGCGATCCCCGGATTCTGATGCAAAGTGCTGCATCGGTCGGCGCGACTCCAGACGCCCGTGCGGAGTATTTCAAGAACTCCAAAGTCCGCGACAAGGACGGCAACCTCAAGGTTTTGTTCCACGGAGCCAAACGCGCCGACCGCATCAACGAGGCCGAGAAGTTCTCCAAGGACAGGGCCACCTCCGGCCCGATGGCCTTTTTCACGGATGACCCGGAGATCGCTTCCGGGTACGCCAGCGGCAAGCAAGATACGAGCCTTGAGGTAGAGAGCCTGGAGCCTTTCTTCGTCGTCAACGGCAAGAAGGACTTCAAGAGCGCATGGTATTCTATCGACCCCTTGAAGCGGTTCAAAATCAAGGAAATGGCGCACCGAATCGGACTGAACGAAGACTCGGGGGCTATCGAAATAGTCATGCGCGACGGCGACAAGAACGCCGGGCTCGCAGGCAGACAGCA